GTATGACGCTGTGCTGGATCTACCGGCGCGCGACCTTGACCGACTGCGTGAGCTTGTGTCGCCGTACCTGCCCCAGCTGATGCCTGACTTCTCCGTGAACAAGGATCGGGAAACCCCTACTGGAGTCTAAAGCGGCTCACTGCCGTTTTGGACGGAAAACACGAATACGACCCGGACGAGTATCCGTCTGACGAATTCCGGACGTGGCGACTCTGCACGATGCTGCATTGTCGCCCGTCCGAGCTCGACGACGAATCAGCGGCAAAGCTCGATTGGCTTCTAGCTGTTGACGACACGATTGCAAAGTACCGGAAGCAGAAAGAAGAGGAGGCGTGGAGCAAGAATGGCTGAGAGCCTGATTCGCGGCATTAAGGAATGTGTCGCTGAGATCGACAAGATGCAGGCGAAGGTAGACCTTGCGACTAAGGCGGCTCTCAAGCCTGCTCAGTCCGCTGCTTCCGCCCGAATCAAGTCCGGTATGCGCGGTCGCCCCCGATGGGACAAGCGCGGGCGCGTGGGACGAGATAAATCCGTTCCGGCCGTAGACCTCAAGCTGAACCCGCACCACGTCAGCCGTAGCGGCGGCCCCGGAAAGCTTACGGGCACCATGCGCGCTGAGGTGGGCGGTCGGAAGCGCCCTAAGCGCTCCGGTGTCGGCTGGTCCGGCGGTGTGGGCGCAGGTGGCCCGGCGTCCTACACGAACATCTACCGGTACAAGCTCGAAAACGGATTCCCCTTTATCAAGCCAGGGGTAAAGAAGGCAGAGCCCAAGATTGCCGAGGTGTACAAGAAGGCTTGGGCAAAGGCAACGGAGACATAAGAAATGGCCCTACCCCCGATTTTCATTGAGTTTCTGGGGTCGTATACGGGGCTGAAGGCGGCAGCATCGGGCGTTAAGAAGGAACTCGCGGAGGTAGACGGCGAGAGCGCAGCGACGTTCGAAAACATGGGCAAGGTGTCGAAGGTAGCGCTCGCTACGGTCGGCTTGGCCATGGCGGGTGTTGCCTATCAGTCCGTTAAGCTCGCCTCTCAGTTCCAAAGTACGATGCTTACACTCTCGACTCAGGCAGGCGTGCCGCAGTCCCAACTAAAGGGGCTGTCTAACAGCGTCCTGAGTCTGGCCGGTCAGGTCGGCTTCTCGCCGAACAGCCTCGCTCAGGCTCTCTATCATGTGGAATCGTCCTTTGGCTCTACCGGTATCACCGGGCAAAAGGCAATGGACATCCTGAAGGTTGCGTCAGAGGGCGCTGCGACCGGTCACGCTGACCTCGTAGACGTAACCAACGCCCTTGATGCTGCAATCGCGTCGGGTATCCCGGGCGTACAAAACTACTCGCAAGCCATGGGCGCGCTAAACGCCATTGTCGGCGCGGGTGACATGTCGATGCAGGATCTCGCAGACGCGATGAGTACAGGCGTCATGGCCGCTGTAAAGGGCTATGGGCTTTCGCTAAACGATGTCGGCGCGGCGTTGGCCACGTTTGGTGATAACAACATCCGGGGATCGCAGGCGGCAACAGATCTCCGCATGGCGGTACAGGGCATGGCTAAGCCTGCCGCAGGGGCCGCTGACACGCTCAAAAAGCTTGGGATGACTCAGGACACCCTAGCGAAGGATTTGCAGACTGGCGGCCTGTCTAAGGCCCTGAATGACCTAGCTGCCCGTATGAAGAAGGCGGGTGTACACAGCGACCAGATGAGCGCCGTACTGACCAACATTGTTGGTAAGAAGGCGGGCACTGGCCTAGACGTGCTGGTGGGTCAGCTAGACCGAGTGAATTCGAAGTACCCGGAGATCACGAAGGGTGCGAATAACTTCGGTAACGCCGTTTCGGCTAACAACGAGACGGTTCAGCAGAAGATGAACCAGGCTAAGGCCGCATTCGATTCGCTCGGCGTTCAGATTGGCAACGTGCTACTTCCGGCGGTCACTCAGGCTGTCGGGTGGATCGGCAAGTTCGCTGGCTTCCTAGCCTCGCATCGCGTGGCACTGATGATGTTCGCCGGGGCTATCACTGCGGTAGCGATGGGTTTTGCGGTCTACACGGTGTACCAGTGGGCTGCGAACTCGGCGATGCTCGCCTCTCCGCTGACGTGGATTGTCGCGGCAATCGTCCTACTAGTGGTCGCTATCGTCGAGCTCATACTTCATTGGAAGACGGTTGCCGCATGGCTCACGGGCGTGTGGCACGACATCGTGAAGGGGCTCGGCGCTGCGTGGCACTGGCTAGCGGCTGAGACTACGAAGGTTTGGCACGACATCACCGGCGCTATCACCTCAGCGTGGGACGCCGTAGTTTCGTGGTTCACCGGCGCGCTTGACTGGTATATCGGTCTGTGGACCGGCTCTTGGAACATGATTAAGGATGCTGCGATAGCAGTATGGGGCGCCCTGACCAGCTTCTTTGTCGGCGCGTACCACTCAGTGGTCGATCCGGTGGTATCAGGGTTCGAATGGCTATGGACCAAGGCCGTTCAAATCTTCGACGCCATCGCCGGATTCTTCATGAAGTGGTGGCCGCTGCTACTGGTTATCTTCGATTTCCCGCTAGCGCTGCTTATCGCCATGTGGAACCACTTCCACCAGTACGTGTTCAATCTGGCCAAGACGGTTTGGGGCTACATCTCAGGGTTCTTCAAGACGGTGTGGTCCGCAATCGTCGCCGTGGCGAAGCTCTATTTCGAGTACCTGCGCGTGACCATCATTCGTCCGGTCGAGGCTGCTTGGCACTGGCTACAAAGCACGTGGAATTCTGCGGTGAAGTGGCTCGGGCAGGTGTGGGCGGAGATCGGAAAGCTCGCGTCTGTCGGTTGGCTGCTCATCATGGCCTACATAGTGGACCCCGTTAAGGACGGGTGGCACTGGCTACAAAACACTTGGAATTCGGCGACCTCTTGGCTGTCGTCCAAGTGGGGCGAAATCAAGTCCGACGCTAAGCAGATCTGGGCCGACATCAAGACGTGGATCATCACGCCGATTGATGATGCCTGGCAGAAGGTGAAGCAGAAGATTGACGCCATTGGCAAGAGCCTGAAGGACGGTTTCAATCAGGCTCTTACGGACCTGAAGAACATGGCTACCGATTGGGTGCACGTCGGCGAAGACATCGTAAAGGGCATCGTCAAGGGCATCGGCAACATGGCCGGTTCTGTTGGCAGCACGCTGAAGAACATGGCTAAGGGCGCACTCAACGAGGCTAAGAGTTTCCTCGGCATCAATTCACCTTCCCGCCTTTTCTCTGATGAGGTAGGGCAGTGGATTGCGAAGGGCGTCGCACACGGTATCGACAACCACGGTGGTTCCGCCGTCTCGTCTATCCGCAACCTCGCTAGCACCCTACGCGGGCACTTCAGCGGCTCGTCCACTTCGCTGGGCATGTCCGGCGTCAGCAGCGGCTCGTCCGTCGTCAACGCCGTGAACGTGACTGTTCAAGGCAGCGTGCGCAGCGACCGTGATCTACGCGACGTTGTGCAAGAGGAAATGCTAAAGCTCGGTTCGCGTAATACTTCGACGTGGGCGCCGTTCGCGCTCTAGACAAGGATGGCCCTTCACTCGTCTCACGTGAGACGGTTGGGGGGCCATCCCGTTAGGACATCATGGCTCTAAAGACTATGCCGAATTGGCCCGTACTTGTCACGGAGTGGGCTCCGGGCTACAACTCCAACGGCGGGGCGCCGGTTTCGACTGGTCCGAACGCTGACCTATCCACGCGGGTACTCAAGGCCATCAGCGGGAAGCGCGGAAAGCAGTACGAACTAGATACCGCCATGGCGGGGGAGCTCTCCACCACGCTGCGGAATAACGACGCTGCGCTAGACCCTACCAACACGGCCGGACCGTTCGCAGGGCACATCATGCCCTATCAGCCGTTCCGGGTACGCGCGCAGTATCCGCCCACCCCGAACCTGCTCACGCCCTTTCAGGCCAGCGGGGGAGCGGGTTACACCACGGGTGCGATTCCTGCCGGGCTCGGCGTCTACTCGACTACTGACGGCACCGGTGGCACCATCGTTTTTAACTCGTTCGAAAATCAGAATGTCTTCTCGTTCGCCGTGGGCACACAGGTTTCGGGCACTGTGATTTGTGGCTTCACCGGGATATCGGCGTCACCCGGTCAGCAGTACTCGTTTTCGACCAACGTGCAAGACATCACCAACAGCACCACGGGCCCCGTACAGATCGCTTTCGGATGGTACGGCCCCGGAAGCACAACGGCCCCCGCATCGTGGACCTACGGCCCCACTGTGAGCCTTACGGGCGGCTTTTGGTACCAGGTCAACGCGAGCGCTACGGCACCAATCAACGCATGCGGCGTAACGGTCGCACTCGTCACCGCCGGAGCCGCTGCGGCCTACACCCTGGAGATGTTCAACTCTCAGCTAGAACTCGGCGCAGTCTCGACGTACCAGACTCCGGGCACGTTCTACCCGCTGTTCTCCGGTTTCGTCGAGCGCTGGCCTACCGAGTGGGGCGACTCGGGCACGTGGGGGACGCTACAGCCGACCGCAACTGACTCTTTCGCGCTGCTCTCGCAGGGTCAGCTATCCGACCCGCTTACCGAGGAAATCAACGCAGCGGGTTGCACGTGGCTATTCCGGCTCGACGACTCGCAGGATTCACTTACGGCGGCGGAAGCTAACGGAAAGTTCGCGCCACTCAATCAGGTGTCTGCGAACAGCGGGCCCGGTGGGTTCACGTTCGGAAACAGCATTACCGCTGCGGACCCTGTAAACGGAGTGTTTACAGCCGGTGGAACTGACCCGAGCGTGGCGACGTTCGCACCCGCTACGGTCGCTTCTAGCGGTCCCACTGCGGCTACTGTGCTCAGCCTGTCAGGCTCGAACATTAAGGGCCCTGCGAACCCGGGGCAGTTTACGCGCATGCTGGCGTTCCGCACATCGGTCGCGCAGCCTGGTGCAGGCCTGACGTGTCTTAACTCGTACTTCACCACGCTCGCAGAGGGCAGTCAGTACGGCGGCGAGCTGGTCTTACAGTACTCCGGCGGCACAGACACTGTCTCGTTCGTATGGACCGGACAGAACGGCCTAGGCGCGCCCACGATGACTTTCGCCGCGCCGTCCGGGCTGAATCCGTATGATGGCAATTGGCACCTTGTGTTTTGGGGGATCAACACGTCCACCGGAGTGCAGTTCGGTTCCGTTGATGGTGTGACTTCTGGCATGACTGCCTCTTACGGCTCGGCCGTTCCGCCTACCAACATCGTGGTTGACTCGCTCGGCAGCCTCTACCCGGCTAACGGCTGGTCTCAGAATGCGTTTCAGGGTGACATGGCGTTTGTCGCCGAGTTCCCGACCCAGCTAACTGCGACGCAGATTCAGAACATCTACAGCGCGTGGAAGAATGCTTTCGCTGGCGAGTCGAGCGCGAGCCGATACGCGCGCATCCTGCGCTACGCAAATTACACGGGCCCTACCAACATCGGGACTGGCCTAACCTCGCAGATGGGCCCCGCCTCGGATCTCGACGGCTCCGACGCGCTGTCGTGCCTAAACAACGTGGTGACTACAGAAAACGGTACGCACTTCGTTGCCAAGGATGGGACGGTTACCTTTCAGGGCCGAAACGCGCGGTACAACGTGCCCGCACCGAACTTCATATTCGGCGAGAATGCGGCGGCCGGTGAGTTCCCTTACGAGTCGCTAAAGCTCGACTATGACACTACGCACCTAGCAAACGACGTCACGGTAACGCAGGACTCGACTAGTCAGAACTTCTATGCGACCAACCCAACGTCTATGGGCAACTTCTTTGACCGCACCATGGCCCGATCGGTCAACGTGCTGAACGGGCAAGAGGCTCAGGACTGTGCGAACTATCTAGCGAGCCGCTACGGCAACCCGCTGACGCGCGTAGACACCCTCACGCTGAATCCGGCCGGGCAGCCTGCCCTGTGGCCGGTGATCCTTCAGCTAGAGCTCGGTATGTGCATTCAGGTGAACCGGCGTCCGCCCGGGTGCCCTGAGATCAGCCTTCTGCTGTGGATCGAACAAATGCAGTGGGACGCAGACGACAAGGGAAATTTCCAGGTCACGCTACAGTGTTCGCCTGCTTCGACGGTGACGCAGGCTCAGTTTGGGTTCTGGCAGGCAGGCATAGCCGCATCGGCGGCGGGTCAGCCGACCATCACGGTTATGAGTTCCATCGACAATGTCAACCCGCTCGACGCGATGCTGTACCCGGGGCAACAGCTAACGGTGCACTCGACCCCGGGTGTTGCGGTCGAGACGCGGACCATCCTTTCCGTGCAGTCCACCGGAAAGAACTGGACGAGCGGAACGGTCACGTTCACAACGAACCTGACGTACGCACACCCGGCCGGGGCGATCGTTTCTGAGTACTCGTCCCAAAACATCAGCGTTAACGCGTTCAATGCAAACTGCGTGTTCGATTCCGCAGTGTTCACCTACTAGGAGCATCAATTGGCAGGCCGTACCATTCCGCCCACTGCCACGCAGGCACCGGGCAATTATGTGACGTCGGCGCTGTGGAACACGCAGATCACGAACGGCGTGCAATCCTTCACCTGGAACCCGCCAGTATTCAAGGGCATTGCCAGCACTACGCAGAGCGTTGCGAGCGCGTCCAGTTACACGACCCTGATCCTTACCAGCGCCGTCACGGACACTGAAGGCGGGTGGGCGTCGGGTGCGCCGACCCTCTACACGGTAAAGACTCCGGGCCGGTATCTGATCATGGCTACATGCACTGTCGGCGGCGCAAGCGGTACGGACGCCACCCCGCGCGGTATCGGCATCTTCGTTAACGGCGCATCCGTGCGAACCGCACGCAGTGCCAGCGGCGGAACAAGCTGGCAGGGCAATTGCTCGATAACCACCTACCTAGCTGTCGGCACAACCGTTTCATTCTCCCTTATGCAGCAGTCCGGCGCGTCTCAGAGCACCGACATTTCCTCGGGTTCTGTTCAGCCGTGCCTAGAACTCGTTTGGCTTGGAGCTAACTAATATGTCTTACATCTCCGGCGTTGACGTTTCCTCGTATCAGAGTGAGACCTACAACATTTCCGGCCAGTCCTTTGCCATCGTAAAGGCTACCGAGTCCACCACCTACAAGAACCCTAAGTATGCAGGTCAGGTAGCACATGCCCGAAACGCCGGCCTGGTGGTCGGGCATTACCATTACGCGCGAGGTACGAACTCTGATGCCGAAGTCGCGTATTTCAAGGCCTACGCGAAGGTAGCCGCAGGCGACATTATCGCTATGGACTGGGAGCAGTCCGAGGTAACCGCTGCGGCGCGTGATGAGTTCCTTCACAAGATGAAGGCGACTTTCCCGCACAACAGGGTCGTTCTTTACTGCAATGTCGAATACTGGACCACGCGCGACACTGAGCACTACGCGGCGGATGGTCTGTGGGTGGCGGACTACTCGCACGCAGCGGGTAAGCCGAACATCAAGCAGGCTTGGGTGTTCAACCAGTATTCCAGCGCGAACGGGCTAGACCACTCCGTAGCCATCTTCACCAGTAAGTCAGCGCTGGTGACCTGGGCTAAGGGTCTTGAGACCATCGCTAAGCCGGTCCCTGTCGCCTCGGACACGTACGCCTACCGCGCGGCTCACAACCCGTTCGTAAAGCCGAAGCTAGCCATTGACGGCGGGTTCGGTGCGCGCACCGCTCGGGCCCTTCAGTACGTGACCGGCGCCGCTGTAGATGGCAACTGGGGCACCACCTCGGTTCGCGCGCTACAGAAGATGCTCGGCGTGTCCGTGGATGGCCAGGCCGGTACGCGCACGGTCGAGGCTCTACAGCGCAAGGTCGGCGCGGCCCCGGATGGCAACTGGGGCAAGCTGACGACCGAGGCGGTACAGCGCGCGCTGAACGCTGGGAAGCTGAGCTAATGAGCGCTGCGCAGATGAGCCCTGACACGGCTTGGGTAGTGGGGTCCGTCGTAACCGCCGTGGTTGCGTCGGGCCCCGCCTACCTTGCGGCCAAGCGTGGCGCTTCTAAGCGTCCCGATGAGAGCGCGGCTCACGCCGAAACCCGCGCCACCGTTACCGACTCACTGAACATAGCCGTAGGTCAGATCATGGGGCGGCTCGACGCCATGGCCGCTCAGCTCTCTGACGTCCAGTCTTGGCAGGCCGAGCACACTACCGAGCACGCGGTTTCGCGCATCACCCGCGCCGATGTGGTGGAGCGCCGAAGTGAAGGGAAGTGAACCTGTAGGTAAGTTAGAGACGTGTCTAAACGCAGTGCCCCGGGCCCTAGCGTCGCGTGGGCACATCCTGTTTCTCATCATCCTGGGCGTATGGCTCATCGTTACGCCGCTCGTCCCGGGAACCGAGGCTATCCGGCCGTCCAACGCCGCCGAGCTTATCGGCGGGAACTGGACCAACGTAAGCAGCGCGCTAGGCGCGTGTATTGCGGCCGGAGCCTCGTTGAAGGCTCACAGCGAAGCGAAGCGGCACCGCCACCTAGCCGAGCGAATCCACGCTTTACTCACTGAGAGGGAATCAGAGAATGGCAGTCAATCCTAAGGTCAGCGCGGCTACCGTTGCCGCTTCCATGTCCACCGTGGTTATCGGCATCCTCGGTCAGCACGTGTACCCGGGCAACCTAGCGCCGGACGTGCAGGGTCTAGTAGACGCTGCGATCACCGGCGCCGTCACGTTCGCGTCCGCATGGTTCGCTCGTGCTGAGACGCTGGCCGTAAAGGTCGAGGGCACCGTTAAGGCGGATGCGGCGAAGGTCGGCGCGGAGGTGGCCAAGGCTACCGCTGCGTTTTCGCAGATTAAGCAGGCCGTAGAGCCCGTGACGCAGGCCGCTCCGGTGCCCGTTGCCGTGCCCGTTGCCGTGCCCGTAGCCCAGTAGGGAAGTCACCCTGTAGCTACCCCTTAGAGACCAGAAAACGGACCGCTAAGGGGTAGCAACATGCGTCAGAGCATCGGCCTGATTGGCCAGATGGGTTCCGGGAAAGACACCGTGGCGAACCTGCTTTGCGGTTCGTACGGGTTCGGCCGGGTGGCGTTCGCCGAGCCGCTGAAAAAGCTCGTGATCGAGGCTGATCCGCTGGTCGGGTGTGGCGGTCCGCAGGATCGACAGAACCTCGCTGCCTCGCCCATGCGCCTGTCTGACGCGCTCATGACCATGACGTTCGAGGACGCGAAGCGCGCCTATCCGGAAGTCCGGCGGGCCCTACAGCGCATTGGACAGGGCGCGCGACAGATCGACCCTGAGTTCTGGATTCGGCAGGCTCTGACTGACGTCGAGTACATCCGCGCGTGTGGAATGCCCGTCGTCGTTACCGACGTCCGGTATCGGAACGAAGCTGACGCGCTGCGCGCTCAGGGATTCAAGCTCGTTCGGGTCAAGCGCGACGTCTCAACCACGGCCGGACTGACCAGCGAGGAAACCCGCGCCATGCTGCACCCCTCTGAGACTGACCTGCTCCGCTACGCCGTGGATGTCACGATCCGGAACGATGGCGACCTCTTCGACCTGTCGGAAAAGGTCGTCAACATGCTCGGCTGAACCAAACCCCCGTAGTGCCCTGACCTGGGCATTGCGGGGGTTTTCTGTTTTTCACCCGTCTCACGTGAGACGGGTACTTGCGCAGGGTCCTGACCATGTGTAGTGTTTGCCCCGTAAGGCACCACGACAACAAGGGAGAGGGTAGCGACATGGCTACGGACGTTTACGCGGATGTCATCGAAGAGATCAACGGCGAGCTTGAGACGCTGCGCCGGTACGTGGTCGAGGGCGGGAAGGATGCCGAGGTTGCCGAACTGAAGACTTCGATCGAGGCCAGCATCACGAACGGTTTCAAGGGCAACACCAAGGCGGCGGTTTCTAACCGCAAGGACTACCGGGCCCAGCTCGCTGACGCGCTTAAGGCGCCCACGTCCACCGAGCTTGCCAAGGCTGGTTCGGCTGACGTGGACGCTGCGGCGGACCTCTCCGACGTCGAAGACTCGATCGCCTTGGCTGCGGAGAGTTACCTTGAAGTCACTAAGTCGCAGGTAAAGGGTACGCGGCAGATTGGCGAAGTGCTGTTCGCCATGCGCTTGCGGGTCAGCGCGAAGGACGAAAAGGGCCCGGACATCATGGGCAACGGCAAGAAGTACAAGAATGCTGTTGAGGAGGTTAACCGGCGCGTACTCGCCCCGTTGGAGGGTGAGAGCTCCGAGCTTGCCGAGGACTTGCGCGACCAGGTGAAGCGGCTCCGCTCGACCGTGGCGAACCACCTTCAGGACATCCGCGTTGAGTACGCCCGTGCGCTCGACACCAGCACGGACGAGCAGCGCGAGCCATTCGCTACCATCCTCGCCGAAAACCCGGACCTCAAGCCGTCCGTTGCCGTTGCCAAGCACTACGGCTTTGCGCTCTCGACCCGCGCCGAGCTTGCCCGTGCCGACCGCGAGACTAAGAAGGCAATCGAGGCCAAGCGCGAGAGCGGCGAAGAGCTCACGGAAGAGGAGCGCGAGGTAATCGGCGACAAGGTTCCGGTCACTCCCGCCGACAACGTCCGGGCTGTCATCACCGGCGTAACCCGCGTGGTCGAGCTCGCGGCCAAGCGCGACGGGTGGATGGGAATTGAAGAGAGCGAGCGCAAGACTCTCGCGGCAGCACTTGAGGTGCAGATTGCCGAGCTCACGCTGATGGTCAAGGAACTCGGTTAACAGCCAAATACCCGAATCTGCCCCCGGTTTTCCCCGCCGGGGGCACTGGCCTACCTAGGAACAAGCGATGTTCAAGGCCCAGATCTGGGATCACCGCAAGGACGGCCTGATCGAGCGCAAGTTCGGCTCAGCCCGCATGGCCGCTGAGAACTTGGCTTTCCTGATAGCGGCGTCCGGTACCTGGACCGAGGATGAGGCAACTACGGTCGCCCGCCTCGAATCCGGCGAAGGAATTCGCCACGGCTTCCGAACCTACAAGGTGGTCGAGGAGGCCTAGGCAGCCTCGCTGAGAGCCCTTTACGCCCCGTCTGGCAGAGATGCCCGGCGGGGCTTTTTCATGCCCTTAGAACGGCTCTCCGGGCTTCCGTTACGCTCCGCAGTCGCCGGCCTGGCATTTGCGTAATCAGCGCAGGTCAGCGGCCTAGCCGAGTGACTAAGTGATGAAGTGACGAAAAAACGTCACTTCCTGTTTCTCTATGAGTTTCCTAGGCTAAACCAGACTGCCGATCACATCACCACTTCGTCACTCCGGGGGAGCGGGGAAGTCAGCCTGTCTCTGTATGTCGTAAGCGACAACATGCAGAGAGGGCCGGATGAGCCAAGTACAGACAGTCATGCGCGGAGGATCGCGCTTCTACGTGAACCCGGATGAGCCGCTAGTCACGGTGCCCGGCGTCACCAGCATTATCGGGATGCTCGCAAAGCCGTTCCTTCAGTTCTGGTCCGCGAAGATGGCCGCTGAACTGGCGGTGGACTCCATCGACTACCTCAAGGAAATGGCGGAGAGGGACCGAGACGGCGCTGTAACGTTCGTTAAGGGTGCCGCACAGCGCTATACCAAGACGCGCGCTGAGATCGGCTCTCAGGCTCACGACCTCTTCGAGCGGATGATTCGGGGCGAGACCATCGGGCGCGTTCCGCCGGACCTCGAACCCTACCGGCGCCACTTCGCGGAATTCCTCGAAGCGATCAACCCGGAGCTTGTCAGCGCCGAGGATGTCATGTGGAGTGACCAGCACGCTTACGCGGGTAGCTCTGACGCGATCCTGCGTGTGTGGCTCTTCGACGACAACACGCCCGATCCGACGCACGGCAAGTATGGGCACAGCAAGCCCATAATCCTGATCGTGGATTGGAAGACGTCTAAGGACATTCACGCCGAGGTGGCGCTACAGCTCAGCGCGTACGCGAACGCCGATCGGCTGGTGAAGCCTGACGGTAGCTCCGAGCCCATGCCTGAGATCGAGGGTGGCGCTGTCCTACACGTCACCCCGGACGGCTGGTCATTCCGCCCGGTCGAGATCGGCGCGGATGTCTTCGAAACGTTCCTTGCGCTGCGGCGCGTGTTCACGTGGGACCGCGAGATCAGTAAGCGGGTGATCGGTAAGCCGATTGCCAACAACAAGACCAGCAAGCTTGTCACCGGTACGCAGCGGAGGTCGAAGTAATGGCGGATGAGTTGCTTGGTTTCAAGGTGGGGGACCGGATCGAGGCGCGGCACCCGGCTAAGGTGAACCGGCCGTGGTTGCCCGGTCTGGTCAACATGATCGATGCGGACGACATCGCGGACGACCCGGAAGCTTTCTACATCATCTTTGACGGGGACTCGACCGGCTACTACGTGGATTACCGCACGGTCCGCAAGTACGGCACGGCCACGCAGTGGGAATACCGGCGCGTCGGCGGGTTCGGCACCTTCGCGGGCAACGGCTCGGACTGGGCGCCGCTGAATCTTCAGGCTGGTCTGATCTCGATCAACGTTCCGTCGCACTCCGCCGCTTCGAAGATCGAGATCCGGGTTAAGCCGGAACGTACGGACGCTGAGATTCTGAAGCGCGCCCGGGAACACATCAAGGACGGTCGCGTGAACGCAACCTACATGCTGGCCACGCTGCGAGGAGAGTTCTAAATGTTCATCGATCCCAAGGTTTCCCGCGCGACGAATGAGTGGGTCGCGTCGCAGGACAAGGACATTCCGTCGTTCCGGCGCACGTCGCCCGGTCTGGTCGAGGTGAACGGCGCAATCCTGCGCTACAGCTCTACGAGCGCGTAACTAGCCGCTGTCACCGAAAGGCAGTCGTCTCACATGGGACGGCTGCCTTTCCCCTTCCCGGAGAGAGGTTTGCACATGCTCGTCAAGATGCTGCATTGGTGGGGCCGCGTGTTCAGCCTTACGGCTGGTATCTGCGCGTTCGAAAAGCTCACTCACCAGCACGGGGCCGCTTCCTGGTCTTGGTTCTGGCTGTTCCTTATGTGGGCCCTGGTCTGCCACCTGTTCGCCGAGTCCATCGACAACTGAGGAGAGAGTATGGCCTGTTTCATCGAGTGGCCCAAGACCCAACGGCTCTACCGAACCATTGTCGTCAGCGAAAAGCTCGACGGTACCAACGCCGCTATCCACGTCGAAAAGCTCGGCGACGTCGCGCAGATCACGGTAGCGACCGATGATCAGGTGAGGGTAGGCAGCGACGTCTACCGGGTGACGGCGCAGAGCCGGAAGCGACTCATCTACCCGGGTAAGGGCCCTGACGGCGGCTCGCTCGACAACTACGGGTTTGCGGCGTGGGTCCAGAGCAACGCCGCTCGTCTGGTCGAGACGTTCGGGCAGGGCCTGCACTTCGGCGAGTACTGGGGCAAGGGGATTAACCGCGCCTACGGTATCGAGGGGCGCCGGTTCTCCCTGTTCAACACGGACAAGCACAAGGGGCTGTGCGCTGATATCGGGGGTGTGCAGGTCGAGCCCGTTCCCGTGCTGTATCAGGGCATGTTCTCGGACGAGTCGATCAAGGGCGCACTGGCTGACCTGGCCTACAACGGCAGCGTTGCCGCGCCCGGCTTCATGAACGCCGAAGGCGTGTGCGTCTGGCACTCGCAGACGCGTTCCGTCTGGAAGGTCACGCTGGACAACAACGACGCAGGGAAGTGGGAGGCGTGGGGCTAATGCGCGCTGTCATCTGGGTCTGCGGTGGACTGCTGATTTTTGCCGCAGGCGTGTGGCTGATTCCTGATGGTGAGAAGCCTGCCCCGTGTTCGGCGTACGTCAATACGCCTGTCAAGGATGTTCCGGCGAACTGCCTGCGCTACTTCGAGGGGCCGACGCCGTGAGCGCGCTGTTCGACGGTCGGGTGGAGCGGTGGGAGTTGGATTCTCGTTACCACCCTTATTCGGGTGTAGAGGCGCGATTTTCTGTGCGCTTCACCACGAAGGAAGACGCGGACAAGTTCTTTGACTTCGTCATGGCGAACGTCCAGGTTTCGCCAATCCCACCGCCACCGGCGCCTGCGCCATGAAGGCCAGCGAGCTGATCGAGCAACTGCGCGCGCTCGCAGACCTCGCCTATAACGGCTCTTGGGCTGCTCCCGGGTTCATGAATCCGGAAGGTGTCTGCGTCTGGCACTCGCAGACTCGGAGCGTGTTCAAGGTCACGCTAGACAATCAGGACTGTTCGAAGTGGGAGGCGTGGGCGTAGGGAAGTCAGCCTGTAGTTGAGAAGTGAGGGAGGGGGGCGGCGGAGCGCACAGCGCAGACCCTGCCCCCTTTCCGACCAACGGTGAGGAGAGAGCATGGCACTACTGAGGATTTTCGAGACTGACCCTGACGCGATGCCCAAGCCGCGAGTCTCGTTCGATGATGGATCTATCGCCAAGGTTCACAGCGGCAAGGTGGTGAATAACCGGCCGGTCGCGCTTCCGTACTTCCGCTTCACGACTGGCGATATCGACACGTCGGAAGCGCTCGCCGAGTTCTTCCGCGCTTCCGTGGTGGACACGCGCAGCGACAAGGAAAACCACCTCGAAATCGAGACGGATACCGACTCGATCGAGATTGTTCTTTCCGGCGCTGGCGCGATCTCGGCCGATATGAAGCTGTGGATCAACGGCAAGCTGACGCATCACTGCGACGGCATCGAATTTCTGTCTCCGCCCGAAAAGCTCGGCCTTGGCTGCAACTGCGCGCCGAGCTTCAAGGAACGACAGAACAACGCGAAGGAATTCCGGGGCCCGTCGCCGAGTATCAAGATGCTTTTCCGCATCATGGGCGCCGAAGATCTCGGCCTGATCGCCTACCAGTCCGGCTCATGGAAGTTTGCTGAGATGCTGGGGGACTACGGTTCTCAGCTCTCGCGCATCGGTGGCCCGGCGGTCGCCACGTTCCGGCTCGAACTGGTCGAGTTCATGTCCAAGACGGTCGGAAAGGTCAGCTACCGCAAGCCGGTACTTGAGAACATCCGGCCCTACAACGACGCACTAGCGGAGTAATCATGAGCCAGCCGGTACCTTCGGCTTTCGTGCTCCGCGAACTCATGAGGGGCGCTGCTGACGAAACTCTGCGGCGCCCTTTGTGGGAGTTCCCGCCTGAAGAGCGCCGAGCGGTTATAGCAGAGCGCGCAGTGCGTTGGGGAGCACCTGACGCTGAGAACGACTTTGACCCGGAATACCACTAGGGCTTTGCCCGCTGCGTAGCTAGGAGAGAGCAGTGATCGAGGTTTCTAAGGCGCAGGTTATCGAGGCTGTGCGCGAGGTTGTGGGCGAGCGGCCGGAGTACATCTACACCAATCAGCTCGGCGAGGTTGCGGGCCAGGGTTTCACCCGCTGCTACTACGTCCACACCGACAAAGCGGGCAAGCGTTCCGCCGGTTGTCTGGTCGGCGCAGTGCTCGCCCGGCTCGGCGTTCCCCTCGAAGCGATGCAGGAGGCGGGCAACACTACCGCTGCGTTCGAGGTTGTCCCGCAGGTGATCGACCTGGGCAACAAGGCTGACAACGATTTCACCGTGAACTACCTCGCGTACCTTCAGCGGGAGCAGGACAACGGCGCTAGCTGGGGCTACGCCCTGGCGAGCGCGAACGACGCTTTCGAGCTCTCGCCGGTCGCCGCCTAACCAACCAACGTAGGAGAGAGAACATGGCTACCGCCACTAGTAAAAAGCAGATCAAGTTTTCGATGGTCACCGCGAACCCGCCCGCGCCGGACGTGTCTTCCGCGTATTCCGACTACGTGGCGCGCTACCTGTACCCGACTTCCTACAGCCTCGGTCTGGGCCGCCTCTAATGGGCAAGCGCGGGGTAGTCACGGACTACTCGGGCGCCGAGCTCTACGCGGGTGATTTGGTGGCCTACTCGGTCCGTCAGGGCAACCGCGTGCGCATGTCGGATGCCGTGGTTCTGAAGGTGACCGCGCGGAAGTTTGGCGGTCGCCTGGTGCCGATGCTGTGTGTCCGCCCGACCGGCGATGAGTCCGGGTTCACCCGGCGGCGGAGCGCGCGTAGCGTGTGGATCAGCGCTGAGCACGTCCGGCTGATCACTCCGGATCATGTGGAAGTAGACACGCCGAGTCACATCCGCTGGTAACGCTTCGCAAGGGGACCGGTTAGCTTCGCGGCTAGCCGGTCCCCCTTTTTCGTTTTCAGTCATCTCACGTGAGACGGGTGAACCTCGTTGGTTTTGAGTAAGGACAGCGCGCACGCACCGGGAGACGTCCGGGCGTTGGGCGCAGGGGACTACATCACGTTCGTTCCCTCGACCGAGGCATGGTCGAGGTATTGGGATGCCATCGGCGTAGCCGTATGCCGTGGCGCTGAGCTAAGGATCGGGTATCCAAAAGTGTGAGCTATGCGGCCTGCCCAAAGCCGATGAGGAGTTCCTAGCCGGTAAGGCTAAGAAGCGCTCTAGGGCGTGCGCGACGTGTCGAAAGAAGCGTCAGGCACAGCACGTAAAGAACTACTACCGGCAACTACCGCCGGACCAGCGCAACACAGTGACGATGCGGAGACGGGCCAATGCCTACGGAGTCCGATCTGAAGACTACTCTCGCGCGGATATCCTCCGCCGTTGGCGCTTTGAGTGCTGCTATTGCGGAGCTCGTGCAGAGCATCTTGACCACGTTCACCCGCTTAGCCGAGGCGGTGAAGACGTTATATCGAACATTGTCCCAGCATGCGGACACTGCAACCTATCGAAGGGTGCGAAGAGCCTCGCCGAATGGGCCCTTACTTGGACCGGGGAAGTCAACCTGTAGGCCGAGACTGTAGAGAGGAGAGCTAATGCAGTTCGTTGACGTGCTCGCGCACTTCGATGAGTTGAGCGAGCACCAAGACGGCGGGTACCTCGCTGTCTGTCCGGCGCACGACGATTCCCGCCCGAGTCTCAGAATATGGAGGGGCGATGACAACAAGGTTCGGCTTACGTGTCGCGCCGGGTGTGACACTGACAGTGTCCGGCAAGCGGCGGACCTCGCATGGTCAGATCTCTTCAACGCTACAGGTGACGGTGCGACTGTTCCGGCGGATCGGCCTGCGCCGGTAGGCGTCAGTCACACAGCGGCTCTAGCGGCGTATGCGAACCGGCGCACAGCGGAATTCGCGGAAGTGGAGACGCAAGCCGCTCAGGATGCTGCGGCCTACCTCGCGCGGTTCGGCCTGACCCTGCCCGCCGCTCTCGACCTGGGGCTAGGTGTGGACGCTGGCGCGGGTGACGGGTTCGCGTTCCGTTCCCGGGCGTTCACGATGTACCCGCGCGTTACGGTGCCACTCGTCAGCTTCGGCGGGGTCGTTCACGGGCTACAGGGCCGAGACATCACCGGGCAGTGCCCCGGCCGGTGGATCAGCCTAAGCAACCCGGAGGGGGCTCGCTGGGGCGCGTATGGTGTCTTTCGCGGGCACGGCGGGTACGGGACAACCCTCGTCACTGAGGGGCCCGGAGACGCGCTGACAGCGGTTTCGGTCGGCTATGACGCGCTGGCTATCCGGGGCGCTTCGCTCGCGGCGTCGCCGGAGTTGATTGCCGAGCTAGGCGAAGGTCTGCGCGGCTCGCACGTGATTGTGTGCGGAGACAACGACACCGCCGGTTCCGGGTTCAGTCAGCGGTTGGCTACCGGGCTCGCGCCGCACGGAATCACTGTCTACACGCTGGCGATTCCGGAAGGGCTCGGCAAGGGTGGCGACCTTACCGACTGGCGGGAGGCGGTAGGTCGAGACTTCGCGGCCGAGTTGCACGCTGCGGTCAAGGCTGCTCAGCCTATGGCCATTGCGGAAGCAGCGAAGCAGGGCGAGATTATGTCCGCGCGTACGGGCACTGACACAGTTTCGGCCGATCAGGGCAAGGACGCTGCGGTAATTCTCGGCGCACTGCTCGAACGCTACGGCGACAGCGACGCGATGAACGCTCACGCGCTGGTGGCGTGGACGGAAGGGCGTATTCGCTACGCGCCCGGGCTCGGGTTCTTCGTATGGAACGGCCGGGTGTGGGAGCGCAGCGATGTCAAAGTGAGGCAGGAGATTCACCGCATGGGCGCCGCGCTGGTGCTCGCTGGCAAAACGCATGAGGCTCGAGGGTTCACCATGACCAGCCGGATTGACGACCTCATGACAGAGCTGCGCAGCGTGCCCAGCGTGCACGTGCAGCTTGACGATTTCGACGCAAGCCGACACCTGCTCAGCTTCCGCAACGGCACAGTAGATCTTCGGACGGGTGATTTCCGGGGCCACGATAAGGCAGACCTGATCACCTACTGCCTTGACCTCGACTACGTTCGCAATGCGTGCTGTCCGCGCTGGGATGCGTTCCTAGCCGAGATCTTCCCGACCGAGCCGGAACTACCCGCCTACATGCGCCGGATGACTGGCTACGGCATCACGGGCAACATTGACGAGCAGTGTTTCGCTGTGCTCTGGGGTAAAGGCGCGAACGGCAAGAGTGTTTTCACCGACACGCTTACCAGCGTCTTTAGCCGCATCACGGTTACGACACCGTTCGCCACGTTTGAAGACAAGCAGAGCGGCGGGATTCCGAATGATCTCGCAGCACTGCGCGGCTCGCGTCTCGTCATGGCCAGTGAAGGCGAGGCGGGCAAGCCGATGAGCGAGGCGACGATTAAGCGCGTCACCGGTAAGGACAGGGTTACCGCGCGGTTCCTTCGGCAGGAGTTCTTTACGTTCTCGCCGACGTTCCTTATCATGCTCGCCACGAATCACAAGCCGAAATTCAAGAGCCAGGATGAGGGGCTTTGGCGACGGGTGAAGTTGATTCCGTTCACCCGGTATTTCGCGCCGAGCGAGCGGGATTACGATCTCGACCGGAAGCTACTCGCTGAGGCTGAGGGTATTGCCGCTTGGGCCGTCCGTGGCGCCGTTGAGTGGTACCGTGACGGGCTCGGCGAACCGAAGTGCATCGTAGACGCCACGAAGGAATACCGGGCCACTGAAGACGCCATGGCGGGTTTCTTCCCGGGTGTGATCGAACCGGCGGGCGATGAGCAGCGACTCAGCGGCGCGGACGCGTTCAATCGGTACCTTGAGTGGTGCGAGGATGAGAACCTTCCGCAGCGTGAGCGGTGGACGCGCCGCGCGTTCTACGGGTACATGGAAGAGCGGGGCGTTACCCGGCGCAAGATGAATACAGGAATCGTCCTAGTAGGGGTGCGCTTCGCTGCTCCGCCCTCGCCGATCACGGGTCCGGGCATCTTCGGCAACTAGCTTTGCCACTCGGCAAAGTCGCAGGTCAGAAGGGGTCTCGCCCAAGCCGGCGGGGCCCCTTCGTCATGCCCTCAACCTCATTGGACCCCTTACCGACCGGGGGCGGGGAAGTCACCCTGTAGGGGAGCACAGAGAGGAGGCAGCATGCTCGAATTGGTCTTCCCGCTAGGCGGGGAATCGGTACCGGTCTACGTGCCAGAGCGTCCGGTAGATCTCGATCGGTTTTTCGATTGGTTCTGCCAAGCGAACGCCCGTGGTCCGATCGCACTGGACACCGAGACAACCGGGCTCGACATTTTCAGCCCGGGTTACCGGCTGAGAACAGTTCAGTTCGGCAACGAGACGGAAGCTTGGGTCATCCCTTGGGAACTCGGCGGACCGTTTCAGCGGGCAGTGCGAAGGGCTCTGCAAAGCGCCGTAGATCTCACGATCCATAACGCGCCGTTCGATTGGCTCGTCTTGGACACGCACGCTGGCGTAACCCTTGAAGTGCTCGCGCCGAAGACGACGGATAGCCGCATCCTCGCCACGCTGCGCGACCCGAGACAGCCGCAAGAGGGTGGCATAGGCACGGCGCTAAAGCCGAACGCTGCTCACTACCTCGACCCCAACGCACCCGACACGCAAGCCGGGTTGTACGCGGAGTTCCGGAAGATCGGCGCCACCAAAGAAACCGGGTGGGCCCGTATCGACCTGTGGAACCGGCTCTACCTCGCGTACGCCGGTGGGGATGTCATTCTCACAGCGCGTATCCGGCGAATCCTGGAGGCGGAACACAAGCGGCTCGGCATCCGTCCGGCGCTGGTGGCGTACGAGCACGAGATAGCCCGTATCTGCACGATCATGCAACGGACTGGGCTGGTGCTCGATCAGGCGTACGTGGCCGAGCTCGACGAGCGGCTGAGCGCGGAAGCGGCCAAGTACGAAGAGATCGCTCGCCGGTTCGGCGTTACCTCGGTCAACTCGACCGACCAGATAGCCGAAGCGCTGCAAGGCATGGGCGTTCACCTGACAGAGAAGACGGACGGCGGGAAATGGAAGGTAGACAAGGCTGTCCTTACCTACCTCGCCGGACTGACCCTCAAGGGTGAGCCGATCGAGGGCGCGGACCGCAACCCGCTCGCCTATGCCGTGTACCGGGCCAAGCGCGCCGGGAAGTGGCGCACAACGTACGTGCAGACGTTTCTAGACACCGTAGACGCGTCGGGGCGTATCCATCCCTCGATCAACACGCTACAGGCGCGTACGGGCCGGATGAGCATCACGCGTCCGGCGCTGCAAACCCTGCCATCGGGTGACTGGATGATCCGGCGGGCCATGCTCGCGGACCCTGGGCACGTCATGATCTCGGTTGACTTCACTGCGGTAGAGCTCCGCGTGTTGGCAGCGCTGGCAGACGTACGGGCCATGAAGGAAGCGATCAATGCCGGGCGCGACCTACACGACTTTACGGCGGAGCTTGTCTACGGGCCCGGGTTCACCGCCGGACACCGGAAAATCTGTAAGGGCGTCGGGTTCGGCAAGGTCTACGGCGGCGGGGCGTTCACGATCGCTCGCCAGACCGGAGCGGCACTGAGTGACGTAGAACACGCCCTGAAAGTGTACGATCGGGTTTACCCGGAGATCAAACGCGCTGCGCGACGCTGGGAACGCGAAGCGCGAGCGTTCGGCATGGTCACGGTCACCCCAACCGGCCGGTACCTGCCACTCGACCCGAAACGGGCATATGCGGTAGTCAATTACCAATGCCAATCAACAGCCCGGGATATCTTGGGACAGGCACTTATCGAAATGGACGAAGCGGGACTGTTGCCATACTTGCGACTTCCCATTCATGACGAGGTTTTGGCCAGCGCGCCGAAGGGCGAAGCCGAGGAGATCGCGCGCGAGTTGCAACGATGCATGACTATGAACCTGTCAGGGGTTCCTATCGCTGCTGACCCTGAGGTAGGGGGCCTGAGCTGGGGCTCTCTCTACGGCGCTAACGTTTAGTCACCGCATATATCCGGTGACGCGGTATCAAGTATTCAAACGGTAAGCCGCTTGCAAAATAATGCCGCTGAGCAGTACGTTTCACACCTGACGCTCTGGTGGGAGCACGCACAGCAACGCTGCACAGCCGCACAGATAGGGGAGCTAGACCATGGGTGATATCACGATCGAAGAGGTCCGGTCCGCAATCGCAGGGGACATTGCGGCTCTCAAGGCCGTATTCGCCGCGCTTGAGAGTCGGATCAGCAAGGTTGCGACCGAGGGCGCGAAGCAGATGGGGCACGGGTTCGCGGACTACCGCGACCAGTTCCGCACCGACGCCACAGAGTCGCTGTGGTTCTACTGGACCAACTTCGACGGCGAAACCGTTGACCATTTCTACGCGTTCGCGTGGCAGACCATGCGGCACGCTGTCACCGATGCCGTGCGCGAAGCCAAGTGCCCCGGCGGTACGAAGGTCACCCTTCAGGAATTCGCCCGGTGGGTGGCGCTGTGCGAGGGAGACGCGTACGCCGCTGAGCAGCGCTGTCAGGGGGAGGCTCCGGCCGGGTTCGAGCGGTTCAGCGCCGACCGTGCTCGCGCTGCTCGTCTGGCCTGGATAGGGGATCTCTCGCTCGACGCTCCCGCGCCGGGTGGGGACGACAACGGCGGAACGACCTTCGCCGAACTGGTGGCGGACCGCGCCGACGTTTCCGCAGATCTGATCGAGCCGGGCGACATCACCGCCTACATGCGCGAGGAAAAGCGAACCCGAGTTCACGAAGTGCTCGCGGACATGGGCACCAATCAGGCCGAAGTGTTGCGATACACCTTCGGCATCAGCGGCTACCCCGTCTTTGCCACTGCGCGCGGAGAGAACCAGGATGCGGAGCTTGCCGAGCGTATCGGCGTGCGGGATGCGGGCGCTGTCCAGAAGACGCGCACAACGGGCTACCAGGCCTTTGCCAAGCGGTGGGCGAAGGGCGAGGATGACCCGCAAGCGTGGATGGATGCCTACCAGGCCGAGCGCGACCGAAACAAGCGTTCACTGAAGATCGCTGCGTAACCTCCGAACCAAACTCAGGAAATCACTCGTCTCACGTGAGACGGGTGATTTTCTGCTTTCCGGGGAAGTCACCCTGTCTCTGTAGGGGGAGCGCGAGAGACGCGCGGATAGGGGAGAGCCTATGAAGATCCGTAGCATGGTCGCTGCTACCGTCATCGGCGCTGGTGTCCTGATTGGCACCGCAGGCTGTGATCCTGGTGCGCCGTGTCTGCGCGGTCACTACGAATACCTGCCGCAGACTCATTGGATCTACACGAGCAAGGGGCGTAGCAGCACGTACATCACGATTGACCCCGTGTGGTACTGCGACGAATACGGCCCGGAGCCTACGAAGTGAAGCGGCTCACGGACGCCGAGAAGCAAGAGCGAGAGCTCAGGCTTCCAATCTGGGCACAGGATGAACTGAGCCGGTTGCGCCGTGAGCTGAACGCCGAGCAGCGCCGGAACGCCGAGTTCCTTCGTGATATACCTCACTCGAACACGGCCGTAAGGGAGTACACCAATCCTGATTGGCCGCTTCCGGACAACGCGCGGGTTGTGTTCAACCTCGCGCCGGACGAGCGCAGGGGCGGTGACCTCGTCGCCTACATTGACCAGCGCGGGAGCCTCACATTGCAGGGAGATCGGGCCATCCTCGTTCACCCGCAAGCGAGCAACGCAGCGCGCCTCACGCTCCGGGACTAGTCCAGTCGTCTCACGTGAGACGGTTGACGGCCGGATGTGGAGCGCGTAGGTTCGTGCCTCGCAAGGTCAGCGCGACGGAAGGAACGGCAATGAAGGCTCTCGAAACCACGTACACAATAAAGGGCGTTGCGACCGTCGTGCGGACCGAGCCCCTTGAAAAGGGTGACACTGCGGCCAAGATCCAGGCTCGCCACACTCGCGCCTGCCGCGCTGCACTGAAGGATGCGAAGGTCACTCCGCGCCCGGTCCCGAGCGGTAAGCCGTACGTTGATCACGGGTACGGCTACAACTACTTCGGCCACCGGCTGGAGTCTTACGACGTTGAGCTCTACCGCAACACGGACCCGATTCCGGAGCCTGCGCCGGTCGAGGTCGAGCCGGAGCCCATGCCGTGGCCGGAAGGTATGAGCACGTGGGACTACCTAACGTCGCTGATCGGCTCTGCCGCCTAGTTCACGAGAAACCCCCTGGTCATCCGGCCGGGGGGTTTTTCTTTTGCCCAGCGTCTTGCGCGCGCACGCGTGGCGCTGTCATAGTTGGTCCAGCAAGACACGCCGCGAACGAGAGGGTAGGACAATGGGAACCACTTGGGTCGGAGTTACCAGCCGCGAAGACGCCGCAATCCTGTGGAAGGGTGACAAGATTCTCGTTCGCAAGCCGGGCGCAGGCAACGAGTGGGCCACCGTCAACGAGTCGATTGCATGGGGCTCCAAGATTGCCCTTACCCTCAAGTTCGCGGACGGCACCCAAGACATCCGGACCGTCAAGCGCGCTCACAAGTTCACTGCCCGTATCGCTGCCTAACCCGGGGCCCATCCTCGTTGACTCGTCTCACGTGAGACGGGTAACGTTCCTCCCGCCAGCCCAGCCGACCGAAAGGAACTACGATGAAGTACACGATCCGCTCTAACCGGAACACGAACCACCTTTACGGCGTCAGCGAGCGCGGAAACTACTCGGGCGAAGAGCGCGGCGGGTCGGTTCAGTACTACGCGGACAACGCGTGTGGCGCTATGACTCGGGCGCTCGCAAACAACGGGCTGTCGATGGGGGACAGCTTCGGCTCGCTCGCGGATGCCATCACCGAGCTTGAGCGGCCCCAGGATCGGAGCGCGTGCAAGGTGTGCCTGAAGGCGGCTAGGGCTCAGTTTCAGGCGGAGCAGGACGCAGAGCGCGCGGAGGTAACCGCCGAAGCGGTCCGGACCATCGACGAAATCCCGGTCGAGGCGGAGGTTACCGACACGGTGTCGGGAAGTGTCGTGACCACGCTCGACGCCCCGATGGTGCGCTGCGTTGCTACCGCCATTCACGCGAAGATGGGCATTCCGGCGGTTACCGAGATTGAGATTCCCGGGCTCGGCGAGTCGGTTCCGGCTTGTCAGCAGTGCGCCGACTACGTGAACGGCCAGCGTCCCCGCGCGGCTCGCGTTCGGCTGGTTGGTGGCCCGATGGTTTCGCACGGCGCGGACGGCAAGATGACGATTCACGGGCTCGACATGGTGCGCGGACCGGTCGATATCGAGATGGACGCCTCGACGTGGCGATGGGTTTGGGCTCAGATGACTGACCTTCGCCGGGCCCAGCCGGACTATGACGACGGAGAGAGCCGCTAAGGGCCTAGCGCGGTGCGGGTGGGACAAGAGCCCATCCGTGCCGTGCAAGGCTCTCAGGCAGGCTCACAGAGGCAGGGAGAGGCAGTATGGCCAAGCTCGCTGTGTCGGTCGATAAGGTTGACCCGCAGGAAGAATGCGTGATCGTGTACGGGACCGACGCGATTCGCGGCGCAGTGGAAATCAAGTTCACAAACGCCGAGTTCTGGCGAATGATCACCTCGGTAGCAATGGTGACGCCAGACGGGAAGATTCACCCGCTGACCATGGAATGACAGAGAGCCGTACGCATGGCCTAGGCCACGTGTGCGGCTATCTTTGTATGCTCGGCGCATGCGGACACAGCACGTACGGCAGGCGGGCCCTGAGAGGCTCGCAGACGAGCTAGAAGACTTCGCGCGGGACCGAGACGAGCACGGGAAGATTGACCGCGCTAGGCGGGCCCGTGAGGCGGCGGGGTGGCTACGCAGCGGAGCGCAGACGGAAGTGGATTTCGAGCGCGTGACCTACCGCGTGGGCGACTATGACCGGTTCAGCATCCTGACCGGCGACCGGGCCGAAGTGCTCGCCGAGCTCAAAGAGACGGCGCTCGGTTGGGCGCACCAGGGTAAGAGCATGCTCGCGTTAGAGGCGGCGGCAGCGCATACCTCGATCGAGGGCGGAGCCGAGACGGCGCGCGCTGGTGACCTCGTGTTCCGGGTGGCCTAGCCGATCGGGTGACGGGTCTTCATCACCAGCCGTAACGGGGGTAGTCTGTCGCTGTAGCTCAGATCACTGAGCAACTACCGGCGCGGACAGTCCGAGAGGCTGAGCAAGTCGCGCGCTCCCGCTCGTTGGGTTGCGCGTTTTGCTTCCCGGCGGACGGGTTCGCTGTTCAATGGAGTACGGATGCTGACCCAAGCGGACACGGCGCAAGCCGTGGGAATGCCGCCGGGCAGGGTGGAAACCCCTGCTTTCGGCGGAGCACTCGGCGACACGGACACGCACACGCGTGAGAGCATTCCGCCCGGCAATATCGAAGAGAACGACATCTACCAGTCCGGCCCGGCCGAGTTCCGGACCGTCGCTCAGCGGGTCGAGCTGGGGCCCGGTGAGTGGGCTCTCTACTTCCGACACCCGTTCGAGGGACACCGCTTCCGCGTGGTGGTGGACGAGCTCGAAACGCGCGCAGTGACGGTCTACCGGCCGAAGAGGGAGCACGCGTGATGCAACAGCACTACCCGGAGGTACGCCGCATGGACGACACCCCGGAGCCTCCCGTGCCTTGGGAGGTCCGCATCACGTGGGCCGTGCGCGAGGTTCAGCCGGGGGCGCCTATGCCCGGTGTCAGCACGCCGAAGTGGTCGCACCTCGACGTCATGGGGGAGAGCGCAGCACTTGACCGGGCTGTGTCCATCCTCGACGGTTGCAGGCACCCTGACGCACCCGTCAGGGCCGTTCGCGCTGAGATCCGGCGTACCAAGGCGGGCGACGCGTGGCGCACGATCGGCACGGAGCACGTTCGCGGCGTACCGCACTTCTAGCCCGTAATACCACGGACCCCAGATCTGCCATAGCGGCTGACCTGGGGTCCGTTACTCTGTGCTCACGCCGGCGAGTGCGGAGAGTGATCACGCAACGAGCGCGAGATCCGACCCTCCTGCATCCTCGTCTATTGGTGGCTTGGCCCACACGATCGTTACCCGCTCGGTGACGTCCACCCGGCACTGATAAGCCTTCTGGATCTCGATACGGTCAACGAACAGCCGCAGGAAATCGCGCCGCTCGTCATGGGTCGCCGAGTGCCACCAGGAGCCGGGGCCGATCGGGTCCGAGCCGGGTTCTCCGAGCCATTCGAAGATGGGGAGCTCGGGCGAGTCGGCATAGTCGAGCTCGACCAACCGCGCGTCTGCCGCTTCGATCGACGCGCTGTAGGCCTGGACGTCCGCCACGAATCGGCGGCGACCTACCGGGTTGTCGTACGCGCCCGCTTCCCGATCCTCATAGAGCTCTTCTAGAGCCCGTACGGCGTCCGCGCGCTCTGAGACCAGGGAACGGCGCTCCGAGGCGATTGCAGGGGCTTCCTGGCGCTGTGAGAAGCGCTTTGTAGCCGCTGCGAGGATTTCTTGAGTGCTCTCGTCATACTCGGCCGCCGCAACGAGCGCGAACACGCGCCGAACCACGTAGTCATCGAGCGTCGGAACGTGGATCGTGCACGCGCCCGGGTGCCCGGTCTGGACACCCTTCCGCTTCTTGCACTCGTAACTCACCTTTTGGAAGTTGTTCCGGCCCGGAGTGCTGCCCGCTTTGTGGCCGACCATGACGTGTCCAGACTCGCAGTAGAGCACTTCCATTGCCGTGAGCAGGTAGCCGCCCCGACGGGTGCCCTTGCCGCGCCCGCGCCCGTCTAGCCATTCCTGGAGCTCGAACCACTCATCCGGCGGCACGATCGGGCCACACTCCAGGGTGAGCGGCTTTTTCGTCACCGGGTCGCGCCGGATCGTATAGCCGATGACGCTCTTTTTCTTCCGTCCGGCCGGGGCGTCACGGAAGATCGGGTCACGCTGAAAACCGGCGATCCACGGGTCACGCAAGATGCGCTTAACTACCGCAGGGTCCCACGTGCTGTTAGCCGTCCGCATGCCAACGTTCGCGCCCTTAGTCGGCACGCCGTCGCGGTTCATCTGGTGGCACAGCCCGTTGAGCGAGCCCGGGTGGAACACGCCGCGCTCAGGCTTGAAGGGCTCTCCCATGTGGGTTTTGATCGTGCGCCACATCCACCGGATGTTCTCTGCCTCGCGCCGGTTGTGCGTCGGCTTTTGGATCACAACGAGCCGGTTACCATCCGCCGGGTTCGGCACGGCTACGGGCGTGAAATCGAACCCATAGGCGACCTTGCCAACCACGCCACCGAGCGAACGGGCAAGGTTGTGTGCAGCGCCGACCGCTTCCGACTTGTTACGGCTCTCGTTGTACGCAGCGTCGAGCCTCATGATCAGGTGGATGAGGTCCATCAGGTTGCCCTTGCGGAACTCACCCTCAGTGGTCGAGACGATCGTTACGCCGAGGTTCAGCAACTCGGTAACAACAGGGATCGCGTCGAGCGGGTCCATCCGAGAGAACCGGCTCACGTACATCACAACAATCATGTTGATACGGCCAGCGCGGCACTCGCTCAGCATCCGCTCGAACACGGGCCGCTCTCCGCTGAAAGCGCTGGTACCGGGCTTCTCAGAGAAGTGACCCACCCATATGATGTTTGGGTCCCGTTCCGCGCGCTTGGCCACCTCGTTCCGGTTGGCAGCGCGTTGGGTTGCGGGCGAGGCAGACGAGCGGTCGCGTCGCTCTTCAGATTGCCTGTCGTATCCCGCTGCGTGGATGGTCATTCCGGTAGCCGTCCCTAAGCTCATGAGCCAAGATCTTAGCTCGCCTAACTGGGTTTTGTCTTACCATACCACAGTTAGGAGAGAGTGTCTGACCTGCGAGGATACTGAATCAGTCCACAGACTGTGTGCACCCTGTGCGTAGCTAGCGACTCTGCGTTACCAGCCTGGTCCGGCGTCGCTTCGTCACTGCGGCACGGCCGGACAGCGCGCTGAGCTGCAAAGAGTGATGGAGTGACGTTTTTTCATCAAATCCACTTTCCTATAGGTTTCTCTAGGCTAAACCAGAGTGCCGATCACATCATCACTTCGTCACTGCCAACCGGGGAAGCCACCCTGTAGACAGTGGGCAGGGAAGTCACCCTGTAGATAATAGGTAGAGGGGCGACCCGCGCACACACACTTTGACTCGGCGCATGAGGCTTTCGCCCCTCTCTCGATCTCCCGGTTGAGCTCCACACGGCGCCCTCTCTCCCGCTGTGTGTCTCTGGAGCTCCCGGGCCTTACCCTGCTAGCTCAGTGGCAGAGCAGCGGCTTTACACGCCGCGTGTCGGTGGTTCGAATCCATCGCAGGGTACACCTGGTAACCAAATCTGGCCTGCCGGTGGTGGCCAGCGCACAGGGGTTCTTGCGGCCTTGAAACCCATCCAAAGGGTGTTAGCTCAGTGGACAGAGCTACCGTCTCCAACACGGTGAATGTCGGGAGTTCGAATCTCTCACACCTTGCGTTGCCTGATCAGCAACCGGACGACTCACGCCCGACGGGGTAAAATCTCGTCCGAATCGCGATAGCGCGCGTTAGTGCAGTGGCCTAGCACCCCGCCGGAAAGGCGGTGACACGGGTTCGAATCCCGTACGCGCACCAGGCGCGGTGACAGTCCCTTGAAACGGGGCCTAGCCGCGCTGTGCTTGCCTGAAGATTCTCTGTTGGTTCGAGAATGCGCGTTGTGACCGCGTAGCACGTCGGTTCGATTCCGACCTTTGGGCCCTCATCGGGACGGCGCGAGGCAGGGCGCACCAGGCTCATAACCTGGCATATCGCAAGTTCGAATCTTGCTCCCGATACTGGCTCCGGTCGGCAGTTCCATGAAACCGCACTGTGAGCCGTCTTCCCTGTGTAGCTCAGAGGATAGAGCGCGAGGCTACGAACCTCGGCGCCGCAGGTTCGAATCCTGCCGCAGGGTCTTTCGATGACCGGTAGCTCAGTTGGCAGAGTAGGTGATTGTTAATCACCGGGTCGCAGGTTCGAGCCCTGCCCGGTCAGCTTTGCCCCCGTAGCTCAGTTGGCAAGAGCGGCTGTCTAGTAAACAGCGGGTCGAGGGTTCGAATCCTTCCGGTGGCTCTTACCGCGTGTAACTCAGTCTGGCCAGAGTTGCTGACTCTTAATCAGCGGGTCGCAGGTTCGAATCCTGCCGCGCGGACGTTCCTAGGCACGCTGCCTAGACACCTGGCGGTGACAGCCATGGCCGCATAGCCCAATTGGTAGAGGCGACAGGCTTAGAACCTGTGCGTTGGGGGTTCGAATCCCTCTGTGGCTACCCTAGCCGTCTCACATGAGACGATCCCCTTAGCTTCGCGCTGAGGGGCTTTTTTGTCGTTCCCGGAGCTCCCATGACTTTCAAGACTACGAACCCCTGTCCTGGGGACTTTGGGCTAGTCCGCATTGGCGGCCTGACTGGCAAGGGCGTTTCGCTCGGTCAGCGGCTCATCGGTAGCGGCTCGTACTTCACTCACGCTTTCATCGTGGGCCGAAACGGCTACGTGATTCAGGCGGAACCCGGTGGCGCTGAGATTGTGCCTTTCGCGGACGCCGTAGGCTCACAGAGGGTCGCCTACTCGGCGTTTGACCTCACGGACCAGCAGCGCACGGATATCGTCGCTGCGGCCTGTCGGATGGTCGGCACTCCCTACAGCTTTCTTGACTACCTGGCCATTGCCGCTGAGCGACTGGTGCACTTCGATGCACTAGAGCGCTTCGTATCGGCGGATGGTCATCTCATCTGTTCTCAACTGGTCGATGAGGCGTACGCAATCGCCGGAATCGAGCTGTTCCCTGACCGAGTTGCCGGTGACGTCGCGCCTGGTGACCTAGCGCGCCTGATCGGAGCGAAGTAGTGGCGACCATCTCTGTTCCCTCGTGCTCCGCCGAAGGTTGCGCCGGAAATGCCGTGGTTGGCTGGGCTCGGCTCATGACAGCCGATGAACTAGCCGTGTGGCAGGCTGCGAACCCGGATGGCGACCTTACGGCGATTCAGGCTGTGACGGCCGAATTCGGCTGTGTCAACCATCAGCTTTCGCTCGACCTTGCGACCATGCTTCACCAATCGACTTGCTCAGCGCCGAATGTGGCCAATCTGCCGCAGTGCGATTGTGCGCCGCAGACGTACGGAGTTCCGGCCTAATGCCTATGCGCCCGTGCTTGGACTGCAACCGGCTCACCCGGAACACTTCGCGCTGTGACGGTTGTCAGGCCCTATGGTCTGCCAAGCGAGGCTCTAGCTCGGCCCGTGGCTACGGCTCTAGGTGGCGCTCTATACGCGCTGCGGTACTTGCTGAGCACGTGGCTATGTACGGCTCTGTGTGCCCTGGATACGGCGTTCCTAGCCATGCCTCTACAGACCTCACCGTAGACCACATCATGCCTAAGGCGCGTGGTGGTAGCGATGAGCGAGGCAACCTAAGCATCCTCTGTAGAGCCTGCAACAGCAGCAAGAGAGACAACTACTAGCCGCTGCATAGCCTATGCATAGCCATGCACCGAGCAGTGCATAAACCGAGGCTTTCTGACGTGGTCTCAGCTGGACGGTGGGTGAGTCAGGGTGTTTATCAGAGTACTCACTGCCTCTGACCTGGGCTTTTCCAGAACTGCTAACTAGCCATCAGAACTACTCTCCGTGCACACCTACAAAAGCGCAGGTCAGAGGCGGTTTATGCATGGGTGGGGGTGGTTGAATCTCAACGATCATGAGGCCACAGCGACCCCGCCCCCTGGGAGCAGACATTTCCGCGAAATGCCGACCCCGATTTTTGATGATCTTGAACCCGTCCTGACCGCATATTCATCCGCTTTGGAGGGTGGTAACCATGGCAAACGTGGGCAGACCACCCAAGCCGACCGAGCAGAAGCGAAAGCTCGGCAACCCGGGCAAGCGTGAAATACCGGACAGCGCGGAGGTAGCCGCTCTAGAGCCGCTAGACGACTCCGTACCGGCGCACCTAGGCGAGGATGGCCGCGCGCTCTGGCAGGGCGTTACACAGGCGGCTAGCCGGTGGCTTGCCCCATCCGACGCGCTGTCGCTGCTGTTGCTCTGCGAGCTATACGACCGACGCACTGAATACAAGGCGTGTATGACCGACTACGGAACGCTTATCACGCGTCCGGACGGTCATCTAGTCGCCAATCCCGCTGCTCAGCTCTTGGTTCAGACTGAAAAGCAGATCACAGACCTAGCGAGCGTGCTCGGCCTGACTCCCGCCGATCGAACCCGCATGGGTCTCGCGGAGGTCAAGGCCAAGAATGCATTCGAAGAGCTACTAGCGAAGAGGTCACAGCGTGACTGACATGGTGTTTACACGGCACGCGGACGGCTCGGTGACGGTTGACCACTTCGCCGAAGAGTTCACCGCATCGTATGAGTGGCTTGCGAACCTCGACCCACGTCACGCATGGGTTTCCGACGCGTACGTAGTGCTGGAACTGCTCGGCGTTTGGTATGACGCCGTGGCATTCGACGACAAAGCGTGTATTGCAACTTACCGGAGGCAACAGCGTGCCTAACGCAGCGCGGAGAGCCCTTCACCGGGCCGGTATCGTTCCGTCCCCTTCCATGACCTTTGCGGAGAGCGCACCGGCTTACATGGCGGACTACTGGGCTGCGGTGGGGCGTTACGCCGCAACAGTCCAGGAGGGTCTAGAGAGTGGCGCAATCACCATCACCGCTGATTCTAACCAAGGTTACGAAGAGCGATTTTGACCGAGGCGACGGCGCACGCTTCGCCGAGTTCACGCAGTTTCTACGGATCACAAAGGACTCCGTAGGCGGATCGGCGGGCGAACCCATGGTCATGCGACCCTGGCAAACCGACATGATCGGCCGTATTTTCGCCCGGCGCAAGGATGGTCGGCTAAAGCACCGTCAAGCACTCGTGCTGTTGCCCCGTAAAAACGGGAAATCAGCGCTCGGCGCCGGTATCGCGTTGTTCGGCCTGTTCGATGGCCCCTCCGGTGGCGAGGTCTATTCGTGCGCTGCGGACAAGGAACAGGCGCGAATCGTTTTCGGAACCGCGAAGAAAATGATCGAAATGGAGCCCTTTTTCTCGGGCTACTTCAAGACTTACCGCGATGCTGTCGAATTCCTGCCTACCGGCTCGGTATACCGCTGTCTTAGCTCCGAAGCGTTCACTAAGGAAGGTCTTTCGCCTCACCTGGTCATCTTCGACGAGGTTCACGCGCAGCCTAACCGCGAGCTCTGGGAAGTTATGTCCCTTGCGACCGGCGCGCGTAAGGAACCGCTCATGCTCGGCATTTCGACGGCCGGTGTGAAGACTGATTCGACCGGCGGTGACTCGCTCTGCTACTGGCTTCACCAATACGGCCAAAGGGTGGCGCTGGGCGAGCTCGACGACCCGACTTTCTACTATGAGTATTGGGGAGCTCCCGAAGGTGCCTCGCACACTGACCCGGCCGTTTGGCGCGCCGCTAATCCTGGTTTCGACGACATTGTTTCCGCCGAAGACTTCGCCAGTGCCGTACTACGAACCCCCGAAAATGAGTACCGAACTAAGCGGCTCAACCAATGGGTTTCTACCGCTACAGCTTGGCTTCCCGCCGGTGCTTGGGACGGTTGCTCCGCTCCGGCTGGGCCCATTCCGGACGGCGCCGAAGTAGTCCTAGGGTTCGACGGCTCGTTTAACAACGACTCGACGGCGCTAGTTGCGTGTTCAGTCGTCTCACGTGAGACGGATGAAAAGCCGTACCTTGACGTAGTCGCCGCATGGGAAAAGCCGCAGGGCTCTTCGAACGAGTGGGCCGTGCCCATTATCGACGTCGAAGCGGAGATTCGCGCTGCGTGCAAGCGCTGGCAGGTGCGCGAGATTGTTTGTGACCCCGCGCGGTGGGCTCGAACGTATCAGATTCTTGAGGCTGAGAACCTGCCAGTTGTCGAGTATCCGCAGTCACCGGCGCGCATGATTCCTGCAACTCAGCGGTTTTACGAAGCTGTACTGAACAAGACAATCTCGCACAGTGGAGACCAGCGGCTAGCGCGGCACCTTTCCAACTGTGTGATCCGGACCGATAGCCGAGGATCGCGGATTTCGAAGGATGGTAAGTCCTCTCCGCGAAAGATTGACCTCGCCGTGTCCGCCGTAATGGCTCTAGAGCGCGCTTGCGCCGAGCCGGAACCCGAACCCTCAGCCAATTTCTTCAGCTGGGATGAACTGTAAGGAGGCTTGCACATGCGCGAGCGTGCAAAGAAGTTGCTTCGCGCTGTGCGCGCTATTCCGCTTCATCAGCGGCTCTCTAAGGTCTCTGACTTTTCGGAGCTAGCCGGTATCGGGTGCGTTGTCGGTGCTGTGTGGTGGTGGCTGCCAATTCTAGGCCTTGCCTCGCTAGGTGTTGCGCTCTTCTATATCGGATGGGTGACGCATGAGCCTAGCTAAGCGCTCTCACAATGAGGCGCGCGCGTATCTGCCTAGTGGCTCCGGTGACCCGTGGGCAATTCCGACCAATGGATCGCTTGCAGCGGTCACAACGTCGGGAATCCCGGTCACCGAGGCTACGGCAATGAGCCTTATCAGCGTTCACGCCTGCGTGCGCATCATCGCTGACACGATCGCCGGACTTCCCTTCGCCGCACAGCGCGTAACCAACGGGGGCAAGACGTTTACGCCCGTTGGCAATCAGCCGCTGATCGTGGCGGACCCGTTCGGCGGACTGTCGCAGCCTGGCCTACCCCGCCGCCGCGAAGGAATCATTCAGATTCTCGTCTCGCTGCTGCTTCGAGGGAATGCCTATCTGCTCGTCACCTCGAGGGGTCCTGACGGCCGACCGAACCGGCTCCGGGTGATGCACCCTGACCGAGTTTCGTGCGCTTACACGTCGCCTGGTGTGCGCGGTTACGAGATTGACCGCAAGCCGGTTCCGGCTGAAAACATCGTTCACATTGTCGGCATGAGCTACCCGGAACACCCGGTCGGCATGTCCGTTATCGAGCACGCGCGCAACGCGATTGGTCTTGGCCTAGCCGCTGAGATGTTCGGCGCGAAGTTCTTCGGCAACGGCGCGCACATGACCGGCGTTGTTGAGATCGGCGCGGACCTCGATAAGGAGGGCGCGCGCAAGATTAAGGAGAATTTCACCGCTTCTCACGGTGGGATTCAGAATGCTCACACGGTCGGGGTTCTGACCGGCGGCGCGCAGTGGCGGGCGATCTCGGTTGCCCCGGAAGATGCACAGTTCCTAGGCACTCGCGCGGCGCAAGATCTCAATATCGCAATGCTCTTCGGCGTTCCGCCGCACATGCTCGGACAGATGGACCGTACAACGTCCTGGGGTACGGGCATCGAGCAACAGTCAATGGGCTTCCTTACCTACACCCTTCAGAATTGGCTCGGCCGGATTGAAGAGGCGTGGGACGACATGCTACCGGGCCCGCAGGTTTCCCGATTCGACGTCAATGCGCTGCTACGCACGGACGAGGCAGGCCGCTACGCGGTTTACTCCGCTGCGCGTGCTGGGGCGATCCTGACGACGAATGAGATTCGCGCTCGGGAGAACATGCCGCCGATCGACGGTGGCGACGACATTGCGGCCCCGCTGAACTCCAACGTTAAGCCGCTTCAAGACTCGCAGGCTGGTAAGTCTCAGCCTTCTAAGGACGCACTAGGGGCGGTTCTGTAAATGGATGATCTATCCACGCGGGCAGGTTCCCGCGATTCCGTGGAATCCCGAGCTCGACCGTTTGACGGCGCCGAGCTCCGCGAGGATTCCGGCGGTAAGTCGCTCACCTTCACCGGCTACGCGAGCGTATTCGACAACCGATATTCGGTGTGGGACATGTTCGGTGAGTTCAAGGAGCAGGTGAAGCCGGGCGCTTTCCGCAACTCGCTCGCTCAGGGCGCTGACGTGCCGTTCAAAATCAACCATGACGGTATGACGCTGGCGCGCACCAAGAGCGGAACTATGCGGCTCGCTGAGGACACTCACGGGCTACACGTCGAGGCGAAGCTAGACCCTGCTAACCCGCAGGTTCAGGCTCTCCGCTCGGCCATGGAGCGGGGCGACATTGACGAAATGTCATTCGCGTTCCGCGTGACCGAGGATACGTGGTCCGAGGATTACATGGATCGCTCGATCTTCGGCGCGGATATCCATAAGGGCGACGTTTCCGCCGTGAACTACGGTGCGAACCCTGCCACCTCGGGCGCCACGCTGCGCAGCGCTGATTTCCTCCGTGCTATGCACCAGCTCCGCACTTCCAACGGGCTGAGCCCGGAAGATATCGAGGCTCTTAAGGCTGCTGTCTTGAACCTCTCCGCCGATCCGGACACTGAGCCGGACGACGATTCCGACGCTGACGAGCCTCGCTCTCAGCTTTCGCCGCTCTATGCGGTTCGCGCGCGACTCGCGCACCTCTAAACCCGGGCTATGCCTAATCACTCGTCTCACGTGAGACGGGTCTTTTTCATGGAGTTTCATAAATGGACAAGCGTTCTCAGATCAACGACCTGTCGGAGCAGCGAAAGGCTCTCCGCGAGGGTCTAGACGCGATGGTTAACGGCGCTGTCGAGGCCAAGCGCGAGCTATCCGCCGATGAGTCCGAGCGATTCGACCGCGAAGAGACGCAGATTCGCAGCATCGACGCACAGGTTTCCAAGCTCGACGAGCAGCTACGCGCGGACGAGCAGCACGCGGAGACCATGCGCCGCTACGCCCCTTCCGTGACCATCCTCAGCGAGCCTGAGGTTTACCGAAAGGGCGGTGACAATTCCTATTTCAAGGACCTTTTCCGCTCTAAGGAGCGTGGCGACTCCGAGGCGACCGCTCGACTCGCGCGCAATGACAAGCAGGTAGCCGAGGCGCGTGCGCTGACTACCGGCAACGGCGCTGGTGGCGAACTGGTTCCGCCCCTGTGGCTGACTCAGGACTTTGTCCGCTACGCCCGACCGGCGCGCATTACCGCAAACCTCGTTCCGAACCTGCCGCTACCGGCCGGTACCAACTCGATCAACATTCCGAAGATTCAGACCGGTACTCAGACGGCGCTACAGACCACGCAGAACTCTCAGGTTCAGGTCACTGACCTTTCGACCACTGAGATTTCTTCGAGCGTGTTCACTATCGCGGGTGGCCAGACCATCAGCCTTCAGCTACTAGAGCAGTCGCCGGTTAACATGGATGGCCTGGTTCTTCAAGACCTCGCTGCGGCCTACGCCGTGAACCTGAACAGCCTCGTTCTCTCGGGTACCGGTGCGAGCGGTCAGCCGACCGGCATCCTGACTCTGAGTGGTACCAACGCAATCGACTGCCCGGCTCCGACCGGTGCTCAGACTCTTGCGGGTCAGATCTACAAGGCCGTTGCCAACGCGATTGCCCAGGTCAACACTAAGCGTTTCCTCCCGCCGGACACGATCATCATGCACCCGGTGCGCTGGGCTTCCCTGCTCTCGCAGGTTGACTCCACCGGTCGCCCGCTGGTCGTTCCCGCCGCCGGTGACACTGCCCGCAACCCGCTTGGCCTCGCGGCCGAGGTGGCGTCTCAGGGCTTTGTCGGCACCATGGCCGGTCTCGATGTGTACGTAGATGCGCTTATCCCGACCAACCTCACTGCGGACAGCGGTACCGGCGAAGACGTGATTATCGTCGCGCGCCTCGCTGACCTCATGCTGTGGGAGTCGGACATCCGGGCCGAGGCTTTCCAGCAGACTTACGCGAACAACCTTTCGGTGTTCGTCCGTCTGTACAACTACGCGTCTTTTCAGGCCGCGCGTCACCCGAACTCTGTTTCGGTGATCACCGGCTCGGCGCTGACTGCCCCGACTTTCCTGTAAGCCGGTAGCCCATGCAACTGATCTACTTCATGGGTCAGGATGTTGGGCTAACCGCTTCGCCGCTCGACGACAACGGCGCACCCGTGACGGGCACCGTAGCTGTCTCTGTGACAGTTACAGACCCGTCCGGGGGTGTGGTTACCCCGAACGTCTCTCCGACCGTTGGAGGGGCGTTTGGGGCCGTTGTCGAGTCCGTGGCCAAGTCCGGCGTTTGGCTCGTCCGTTGGACGGCTACGGCGCCGGGTGTCAATTGGGTTCTAGAAGATCAGTTTCAGGTGCGCGCAATGGGCATCGAACAGCTGATCGACATGGCGTCGGTTAAGGCGCACCTCAATATGAACTCGACCGACACCCGTCAGGACGACGAACTACAAGGCTACGTGCTCGCTGCGGCGGAGCTAGCCCGCAACCACTGCGGCCCGTTCCTTCCCGAACAGCACACCCAATTCTTTGATGGCGGGTCAGCCCGGATCTTTCCGGACTGGACACCGCTTCTATCCGTTCAGTCCGTCACGGAGTTCTACGGGCTCAGCGCGTTTGCGATTACTGAGCAGCCGCTAGGCGCACAGATGGACGCTTTCAGCTTCACAGCGGACTACTCGACCGGTGAGCTTACCCGGCGCACATTCGGTGGCGAGGCTGCTTTCTTCGCGGCTGGTGCCAAAAATGTCAAGGTCGTATACACGGCCGGTCGAGCCGAAGACGTGCCGTACACGGTGCGGCTCGGAGCGCTGGAAATCATCCGCCACCTCTGGCAGATGACACAGCAGGGCGGCCGACCTAAGTTCGGTGGCTCGGCGCTCGACGGTTTTGACGGCCCCTCGATTCAGACCGGTTTCGCCATTCCTCAGCGCGTAATCGAGCTGTGGGCCCCGTACCGGCGCGCACCAGGGATTGCCTAATGAACATTCCGAGCTCGACCGTTCCCGCCGTTCGGCGTTGGCTCTTCAATCAACTCACTTCCGCTCTCACTCCGGACCCCAACAACGCACGCGCCTCGCTGCTCGTGTGTGTTGACGGTCCGGGCCCTAACGAACCAGACGACATCGTGTCGATTGGCTCGGTAAACCGGACCTTCGAAAAGGGCTCATTTGTGGGAAGCGGCGGCGCCGGTTGGCTGCGCGAGCGATACACAATCACGATCGAAATTGACTGCTATCGGGGTGGGGACGACCCCCTAGCCGTCGCCGAGCGCGCTCAGGTACTCGCTGACGGCGTGGTCGCTGTCGTCCGTTCCGACCTAACGCTAGGCGGAAACGTGCTCATCTCCACCCCGCTGTCTGACGACGGCTCGGGGGAGTGGGACGAAAACCACCTAGGCCGTCACTGGACGCAAACAGTGACGGTTTCCTGTTTCGCGCAGATCTAAGGATTGCCGCATGGCCAAGTTCACCTATCAGGGCGCGTATCCGCGCTACTACCCGACGCTAAGCCTGTTCACAAAGCCGGGCGAGACTCACGAACTCGACTCCGCCCCTGATTACCAGTGGGTGACTGACGGTGCAACCGTCTCACGTGAGACGACTAAGCCCGCTGTCACTACCCCGGCCGAGCCCGTAGCGGATGAGCTATCGGCGGCCGAAGCACTTCTAGCGGCCAATCCGGCGCTAGCCCACAAGCTAATCGAGGAGGCGGCGCAGAATGCCTAAGAGCTCTGCTCTCGCAGTCATCGGCCTAGCCATGACTGCCACCACTGACGGAACTCTAGCGCCGCCGACCGTGTTCCTTCCGGTCAACTCGGCGACCCCTAAGGACACCGTTACGCAGCTCGAAGATAAGGGCTGGCGCGGGTCGATGGTGGACACGTACGACTCTCAGACCGGTGTCACTACCGGTGAGTTCGGTTTCGGTGGTGACGTCTATACGGACACCATCGGCTACGTGCTCCATGGCATGATGGGCGACCTTTCCGAGACTGGCACCACGTCTGTTCAGCACAAGTTCGCGCTACTCAACAGCGGGCAGGGTCAGCCTAAGGCGTCCTGTTTCTATGACAACTACAGCGCTGGCGTTCGCGGCTATGCGGGCGGGCAGTACGCGGAGCTAGATTTCACGTTCAGTCCCGATGCGCTGCTGACCTACTCGGCCAAGGCGAGCTCGTTTGGTTCGCAGACTGCGACCGTCACGGTTCCGTCTTACTCGGCTGTCGAGGCGCTTCCCGCTTGGAAGGGTGTTGTATCGGTCGGTGGCACTTCCTACGCGGAGATGACCGACGCTTCGCTGAATATCAAGCGTCAGGTCACTGCGGTTAAGACGATCAACAACACGCAGCAGCCGTTTGTTATCTGGGCGGGCCCGATCTCCGTATCGGGTAAGGCGACCCTGATCATGGAAGACGACACGTACCTAACCAAGTACCTGACCGGCGCGAAGACTTCTCTCGAATTCAGCTTCACCGCGCCGGACGCCACCACGATCGATTTCAAGATGTCGAAGTGTTCTTTCTCCGGTGCGGACATCACGCGCGGTAAGGAATACGTCGAGCTGCCGATCTCCTTCAAGGCGCACGGCAACATAACCGACATCGGCACTTCCGGCGGCTATGGCCCGCTGACTGTCAACCTGACCAACGCTATTGCTTCCGGAGTGTACTAAGAATGATTCGCGTAACCCTTCCCAGTGGTGCCACTGCTGATCTCCGCCCGGTTGAGGACATCACCGAGCGACAGCGGCGCCCCATCAAGCGCGTACAGACTCAGCTAGCGAAGCTCTCTGACTTCGGCGCTGCGATCGAAAAGGCTCAGGCCATTGAGACCAGCGGTAAGGGCAAGCTGTCCAAGGCCGATCAGGACACCATTGCGGAAGGGCTCGGCGAGGCTTTCGACCCGCTAGAAGAGCTCAACGATCGGCTGATCGTTGCCGCTGTCATGGGCTGGTCTTACCCGTTCCCGGTCGAGTATGACGCTGTGCTGGATCTACCGGCGCGCGACCTTGACCGGCTGCGTGAGCTTGTCTCGCCGTACCTGCCCCAGCTAATGCCTGACTTCTCTGTGAACAAGGATCGGGAAACCCCTACTGGAGTCTAAAGCGGCTCACTGCCGTTTTGGACGGAAAACACGAATACGACCCGGACGAGTACCCGTCTGACGAATTCCGTACGTGGCGGCTCTGCACGATGCTGCACTGTCGCCCGTCCGAGCTCGACGACGAATCAGCGGCCAAGCTCGATTGGCTGCTAGCCGTTGACGACACGATCGCAAAGTACCGGAAGCAGAAAGAAGAGGAGGCGTGGAAGCAGAATGGCTGAGAGCCTGATTCGCGGCATTAAGGAATGTGTCGCTGAGATCGAGAAAATGCAGACCAAGGTAGACCTTGCGACTAAGGCGGCTCTCAAGCCTGCTCAGTCCGCCGCTTCCGCCCGGATCAAGTCCGGTATGCGCGGTCGCCCCCGATGGGACAAGCGCGGTGCCGTTGGGCGTGAGAAGTCTGTTCCGGCCGTAAACCTCAAGCTGAACCCGCACCACGTCAGCCGTAGCGGCGGCCCCGGAAAGCTCACGGGCACCATGCGCGCCGAGGTGGGCGGCCGGAAGCGTCCTAAGCGCTCTGGTGTCGGCTGGTCCGGCGGTGTGGGCGCGGGTGGTCCGGCGTCTTACACGAACATCTACCGGTACAAGCTCGAAAACGGATTCCCCTTCATTAAGCCGGGGGTTAACAAGGCACAGCCCAAGATTCAGGAGATCTACAAGAAGGCTTGGGCAAAGGCAACGGAGACATAAGAAATGGCCCTACCCCCGATTTTTATTGAGTTTCTGGGGTCGTATACGGGTCTGAAGGCGGCGGCATCGGGCGTTAAGAAGGAACTCGCAGAGGTAGACGGCGAGAGCGCGGCGACGTTCGAAAACATGGGCAAGGTATCAAAGGTAGCGCTCGCTACGGTCGGTCTGGCCATGGCGGGTGTTGCCTATCAGTCCCTCAAGCTAGCTACTCAGTTCCAAAGCACAATGCTTACGATCTCGACTCAGGCAGGCGTGCCGCAGTCTCAGCTAAAGGGACTGTCTAACAGCGTCCTGATCCTGGCCGGTCAGGTTGGCTTCTCACCGAACAGCCTCGCTCAGGCTCTCTATCACGTGGAATCGTCCTTTGGCTCTACCGGTATCACCGGTCAGAAGGCCATGGACATCCTGAAGGTTGCGTCAGAAGGCGCCGCTACCGGTCACGCAGACCTGGTAGACGTAACCAACGCCCTTGACGCTGCAATCGCGTCGGGTATCCCGGGCGTACAGAACTACTCACAAGCGATGGGCGCGCTAAACGCCATTGTCGGCGCGGGTGACATGTCGATGCAGGACCTAGCCGACGCGATGAGCACTGGCGTTATGGCTGCTGTGAAGGGCTACGGCCTTTCGCTGAACGACGTCGGCGCGGCGTTGGCCACGTTTGGTGATAACAACATCCGGGGATCGCAGGCGGCAACAGATCTCCGCATGGCGGTACAGGGCATGGCTAAGCCTGCCGCAGGGGCCGCTGACACGCTCAAAAAGC